GTATTCAGCATACAAATAATAGATTGCTAGAAATTATTAATAGAGGACATACAGTAGAAGATTCAATGAAAGCAATAAAGTTGTTAAAGGATTCAGGAATAAAGATAATTAGTCATTTGATGCCAGATTTGCCTTATGTTAAAAAGGAAGAAGATATAGAAATGTTTAATGAAATTTTGAATAATCCAGATCTTTTATGTGATGAATATAAAATTTATCCTTGTGTGGCAACAGATTTTACAGTGATTAAGAAATGGGCAGATGAAAAGAAATATATTCCAAATGCTGATAAGGATCCTAATTATTTAAGAGATGTAATTGGTCATTATATGAAGAATGTTCAACCATGGGTAAGAGTACCTAGAATTATTCGTGATATACCAAATGATTATATTCATTATGGGAATAAGGAGGGTCATTTGAGAGAAACTATTGATAAGGAAGTTAAAACAAATGAAATTAGAGGCAGAGAAATAAGAGGAAATAAAATAACAGAACAACCGGTATTAGTTGTAGATTCATTTGATTCATCAGGATCAAAGGAATATTTTATAAGATTTGAAACAAGAGATAGAAAATATATTTTAGGGTTTTGTAGATTAAGACTTAATAATGAATGGAACCCATTGTTACCAGAATTAAATGAGTCTGCAATTATTCGTGAATTACATGTTTATGGAAATAAGACAGTTGTGGGTTCAAAGACAAAGGGTGTTCAGCATTTAGGATTAGGTAAGAAATTGGTAAGAGAAGCAGAATGGATTGCTTTAATTAATGGTTATAGTAATATTTGTATTACAAGTGGTATAGGTGTTAGAGAATATTATAAGAATAAATTGGGTTATCATTTAGAGGGATTGTATATGACGAAAAATATGGTTAGTGATATGTGCTATAAGATATTTCAATTAATATTTATATTGTTATTTTACATTTATTATATTAAAATATTCTATATAATATATAATGGAGGATACAACAGCAATTAAATTTGTAGGAGGAATAACAAGTTCATTTATCTTGGTTAAAATTTTAAAAGATATAATAAAGGAACATAGACCAATAGTAGGTAAAACATATGGGATGCCATCAAGTCGTTCAACGGCGATGGCATTTATTATAACTTTTTTGTTATTGAATTATTCATTTAAGATAGAAACCAAATATATTTTAGTAGGTTTTGGTTTAATAGCAATATATTTAAAATATTATTTAAAAGAACATTCATTAAAACAAATAATAGCAGGATTAATATTGGGTATAATAATAGCTTATATAGTAAATAAATGTTTTTAGTTTATTTAATAAAGAATGATACGAAAACATATATTGGTTATACTAATGATTTTTTAAAACGTTGGCAACAACATAATGGTTATTTGTCAGGTGGGGCAAAATATACTACAAGAAATAAAGGTTTATGGCAACCAATATGTATTGTAGATGGTTTTGAATGTAAAAAAGAAGCAATGAGATGTGAATGGCGTTTAAAGAGAGCAAGAGGATATATTGGTAGAATAAAATGGATTAATCATTTATTGAATAAAGAAACTCGTTTTACAAAGAATGGAGCAGATATAAATTTATTAAATTTAAATGTGTATGTTACAGATGAATATAAGAAGTATTTTAATATAAAAACAGATGAATTAAGTTGGTTTTAAAATGTTGTATATATAAATGTTTTTAAATAAAAGTAGACCTCAAGGCGAAAATTTAGGTAAAAAATTGAAAGGGTTAAGTTTAAATACATCAAAAAATAGGATTAATATAGATTTAGAAAAGGGTGGTGTTGGTGATCCGCGGGCATGGTATCAAGATTATGTAGGTAACTGGATATATGCTCCAAGATATTTAGCGGAATATGAAATACCGTATCAATTCAGATATAATATTGAAAGAATTAGAATGGAGAAAGATCCCAATTTAGATAATTGGGATCAAAGGTATGATGGTCAATGGGAATATCATCCATATGGTAATCCAAGTATCCAAGCACAAAGACGACAAGAAGTAATATTAGCAAGACAGAGAGAAATAAAGGAAGAAAGAAGAAGGTTAGATGAAGGCGAGGATGAAATAAGATCAGCAGAAAGTTATCATTCTGAAACATCTCAACCGTCTGATATACCCGGGATCTTAACACCAAAGATGCCTAATTTAGAGCATTTACCTATAAATGAATATAATAGAGAATTAATAAAATCCATTAGAAGATCATATAAAAAATTAAAAAGCGAATATCCATCAAGACCTATGGGTGATAGATTAAGAGGTTTAAATTGGCCTGAATTGGAGAATTTTAAGAATTTAGTTTTTGAATTAAATTTCCAAAGAAAAGCAATTTTTTATGATCAAGAAGGGATACGTGATTTTATTTACCCTACGCAGAGGGGTGTTGGACCATTAACAGGTATAACACCTTTTAGTATATCATCATTAGGATTTGGAGGAACTGTCCCGAGAACAAGAGCAAATATTAGGGATGAACCCTATAATACAAATACTGGGGATTTAGTAAGACATGGTAATGATTGGAATGGATATATTACCCCGGACCATTCATCTCAACGGGGAGTAATAGAACGAGCAACAGGTATTCAGAGAATACCAGCAACAATACGATATTGGATATTACATAGTAAAATCACTTGGAGAATATATACAGGAGATTATAGTATTACACAACGAATAGTTGATACACTAACGAGAATAATTACAGAAGAAATAAGTGCGGGAAGAGATTTTAGACAAACAGTAAGGGAATATTTATTACAACAGGGAGTTGTTGGTCAAGAAATAGAAAAATTATTCAGTAATTTATCGGGTGTTTTATTAGAATTAATGAATTTACCAGGAAATATTTTAAGAATACCACAAACAGCATATAACTATTTNAAAGATTTATTNANTANTTTNTTANAANCAAGANNANNTNNTCCAGAACCTACAATACCTGTAATTGAACCTATGGATGAACCTACAATTGAACCAGGACCTGAAATAATATCACATTTTAGACCATATAGGGCAAGAACAAAAAGAAGAAAAAAATATACTAGAAGGAGGAAAACTAATAGAAAAAGAAAAATACCAAGAACTAAAGAGGATATTAAACTTTAAGATATTCTTTATCTATATAAGGATCATATTCGCAGATTTTACACAATGATAAACCATTATCCATAATATTTATTTTAAGATAAGGATTAACACATCCCATACAATATTTTAGAGACTCTTTTTTGCCGTCCAGTATAACAGAGCAATTAGGACCGACACATGCACCAGCGATAGAACAATGAAAGAATTGATTACAGGATCCGCAATTAATTTTGATAGCATGATCTCCGAGTGTGAATTGATCTTGGCATGCTCCGCATTGTATGACTTCAGAAAGGAAATGTTTTGTGAATGCATCTTTATTTTTATGTTCTTCTTCTAACGAACGTTTATTATCTTCTATGATATTTTTTCTTAAATTATTTTCTTGTGGATAGATTGAATTTCTTTTCACTCTTTTATTTTTAAGAATTGATTTAGGTTGAACAAGAATTTCTTCAGGGTGAATCTTGGAGTAAGGTTTATTTTTAGAATTCTTAGAATTTTTAGAATATTTAGATTTTTTAGAATGTTTAGTTAAAGAACAACAGGACATTATTTAGTTTTTTTAAATATTAGAAATTAAAATCAAATTTTTTTCTAAGGAATAATAAAATGACCCGACAACATGTTAAAGATAAAGAGTTAGTATGGAATGGCGAAAAGAAAAAGACAAGTTCAGGATTAACTAAGAAAGATTTAATGGTAAATAAAAATGGTAAAGTAGTATCAAAGAAACAACATAAAAAAGGACAAGAATTATATAAAATGATGAAGAAAGAAGGGAGACTTGCAGAACCTTTCCAGAAAAAATCAAAATCAAAATCAAAATCAAAATCTAAGAAAAGATCAAAATCAAAATCAAGAAGAAGATAAATAATTAATCATAAGTAGTGCTTTTTTTGTGAATATAATCATTTACTTCTTTTTCTTTAAAAGTAATAATATCTTCAATATTTTTAAGATATACTTTTTTTTCTAAATCATTTTTATCATTAATATGTTCTAGCATATCATATATTAAATCAATTTCTTTTTCGTTCCAGAATATTTTCAATCCGTCAATTAATGGTGAATTTTTACCTTTTAAAGAATTATCTAAAACATTTATATCAATATATTTTTCAATAATATTAATGTAATGAAGTAATGTATGATTAATAATTGTATTAGAATCATAAACTTTAAGAATTATATTTAATCCATCAATACATTTCTTTAATAAAATGATATGATTTGGATTATTTATATCAGAATATTCAAGCATTTTAATTATAGGATTATAAAGATTATGTAAATCTTCACGACAATCACCTGTCCAGATTCGTAAGAATCCTTGTATAATTGAAGGTTCATGAAATTGTATAGAATTATTATAGATAGATATTTTAGTTCCACTAGGTTTATAGGATAATAAGATTAATTTTACTAATGTACAGAAAGGTTCTAATATTAAATTTTTATTTGTAATTGGGGTATTAATGTAAGAATAAATATTAATAGCGCTAGTAAACATTGGCAACATATATAATTGATAATCAAAAAAATTTGAATATTTAAAATTAAAATATAAAATAGTATAAAATGATTATTCCAGTAAGATGTTTCACATGTAATAATATGGTTGGTGATAAATGGAATCCATACATTGAGTTGGTTAAAAGAGAAAAATCTAAATCAAAAAAGAATGTATCAGAAGATCTTGATATAGATTATATAGAAGTTGAAAAGGGTAAAGAAGTAGAAAAGAGTATAGAGGGGCATGTTTTGGATAAACTTGGACTTCATAAATATTGTTGTAGGAGAATGATTTTAGGAAATGTTCATTTAATTTCTTATATTTAATTATAGAAAATGTTCATTTAATTTCTTATATTTAATTATAATATATATTATAATGGGTGATTTAAATGAACAGGAAAGTCTAAGGAATATACAAGATCCATATAATCCTAATATTGGAAGGGATAATAGACCACAAACAGCACAACCACTTGTAGATCGTTTTAATAAACATTTAACAAATTCAGAAATTGCATATATAAATAGAATTTATCATCAAGACAATAATGTTAAAAAACAAACAATAATGGATTTAAAATTAGGTGAAATAATGAATAATACAGCAAATTTTTTTAATGTTTTTTTTCATGAATATAGTAATAAAGTTTATGATACAAAATTAAGTTATACAACAAAAGGTAAAGAAGAAGATTATTTAGATAATCTTAAAATATATATCATAGCATTTGTAAGATATATAACCGAATCAGATAATATAATTTATTTTGGGATAATATTAATATTTATCTCAATAATATTATATTTTTTAAGTATTATTAATAGTAGTAATGAATGAAATGATAATTATAGTGGCAGGATTATTCCTAATGTATTATATGGATATTAAGTATATTTTAATAATATTAGTAGCATTATATATTTATAGGGATTATGATAATATTAAAGAAAAAATAAATGTTTCTTTAAAAATAGATAAAAAACATGAAATAGAATATAATTCTAATATTGAAAGATTATTGAATAAATTTAAAAGATATAGTAAAAAATATAAAAAACAATATGATTTAGGATTATATTATTGGAAGAAGTTTATAAAAATGATAAAAATACTTGAAAATGAATCATTACATAATTTTAATCATTATTTTGATAGAGCATTTGATTATTTAAAGCAATCTGTAAATAGTTTTCAATCGATAAGCATATCAATTAAAGAAAGGGAATTAATTCATGGGATTAAATTTGGAGATTATACAAATGCAAAAAACACAAAAAATGTATCTATTTTATCAAAAGAATTATATCAAGAAGGATATTTATTATTATATAATTTATCATTAGAACTGAATAAGAGGTGGTTAAAAAATCCTAATATCAATAATAAGCAGATAATATTAGATCATCCATTAGAGTATGATAAAAATATTTCTTCATATGATTTTTATATTTAAATGAATAACATTAATGAGTTTATAAATATTTTTAAAAATAATGTAAAATAGTATGACATCAGTATTTAAGATACATCCGCATGAATTAAAGAAAAAATTATTATATATAAATTATATAAAAAATGTTAATTTAAGATATTCATATAACTTTTTAGATATAATACATTTAAAATATGATATAGATATCAGTGTTTATTATGAAGTAATAGATATGATAGAAGAATTTAAATTAAAAAATTTATTGTATTTTATGAATTTAAGATTATTAAAAATAAATAAAAAAATAGAATATGATTTAAATAATTTGAATCATAATGAAATAAATGAGATATTAAAAAATTTTGTAGATAATGATATAGTATTATCAATAGTTATAATGAATTTAATAGGACATTATATTTATCCTTAACCAAGATTCATGGTATTAGATATTGTATTTTCAGAATTAGGTAAATTAGTTTTCCTGTAAAGTTTAAGGTCATGTTTGGAATTATGATTATTTATAGAATTTTCATATGTATTAATACTATGATTAATAGGATATATAGGAGGTATATTGACATTAAATATTGTATTAGTTTTAAAACTTTCTCTATATTCTTCAATGCCGAGTGTTCCACCGAATATTTTAAGTGTTAATTTTTTAGGAGCAATATTAATTTTAACGCCATTTGTATTATTTAAAAAATTATAATAATGATTAATTAGCGAATAAATTTCAAAATGATTATCAAAGTTATCAAAGGTATATCTTGAAGCACATTCAAGCGAGCAAAAATATCCATATATATAGAAAATATTATTAATAAATTTTAAAGGTAATCCATGTATATCATTATTACATTTATGACAACAGTTCCAACAAACTTTATAACAATTAGATTCGTAATTAACATCTGAAAATTTATCAGAAGAATCATATGAATTAATATCAGAAACTTTATTAATATCTTTTTTTACTCTTATGATTAAATTATTATGATTATCATTATTAAATACAGGATTATCATTTTTAATAATATTTTCTTTAGGTTTTCTTCCTCTTTTTTTTGGAGCAGGTTTTTCAATAATTTCTTCGGTGACTAAATTACTTTCATTATTTAATTTATTTTTATTTTTAGACCCTTTTTTTCTTCCACGTTTTTTAGGTTCAGTATTTACTTCCATTATGTTAATTAAGTATAATTACCTTTATATATTTAATCATTTAGATTCTTCTTTATCTGTATTAAAGAAATTAATAACAATCAATTTACGAATAATTAACCAATAAATTAAAATTGCTAAACAAAGGAATATAACAGTTTTAATAAATGTCATATTAAAGAATGATATATTGTTATTATTCATAACAAAAAGGGTTTGAGTAACTACTTGAAGTGTAATAATACGACAAATATCTTGAATCATATTAATATTTTCTTCAGACTTAAAATCAAAACTATTAAAAATATCCATTATATTATTACTAATATAAAAAATAAGTTTAAAATAAACTATTTTTATTTTTAATATTATATAAAATGATGGGAGAATTCCAGATAAGTAATTTACCTATGATATTAATAGCGATAGCGATAATATGTATGGGTGTTTTAGGTTATTTTGAGATTAAAAAACTTTATTTAAAGTTATCTGAAATAGATACTAAATTAGATGAAATAACTGATTCTGTAGGGAAAAAAAATACTTTACAACAAGGACCTCAGGGTGGTCAAATGCAAATACCACCACATATTCTTGAACAAAGGAGAATGATGATGTTAAGACAACAGCAACAGCAGCAGCAACAACAGATGAGTCAACAAGCACAAATGAAAAATCAAGAACAAGATGAAGAATTAAATAATGAAAACATTTCCAATGAAATAGATGAAGATCAAGAACAAGATAATGATGATTATGGCGAGGAATTATCATCAGAATCATCTAGTAGATCTTCACAAGATAATGATGATGATGATATAATTTCTAAAGATGGAGAAGGTGATAATGATAATGATATAATTTCAAAAGATGAAGAAGATGATAATATTAGTCATACAACAGAAATGACCATCGAATTAGATAATGAATTTAAACATTTTTCTGTTAAAGAATTAAAAGATTTATGTCAAGAAAATAATTTACAAGTTTCTGGTAATAAATCAAAATTAATTTCTAGATTATTAGATAATAAAAAATCTGGTAATTAAATAAAAAAAAAAATATAAAATATAATATAAATGTCAAAGGTTCCTGATAATTTTCATAAAGATTTACCAGCAAGAATGTCAGATGGTAGATTTATAACAGATTATTATCCTAATTGTGCTATGAATTTATCAGCACAAAAAAACATGTCAAGTTGGCAATATAAATTATTTTTGACTAGAAATGCCACTGAAATCATGAAATCTATTAAAGAATTTAATCATAATCGTTATGGTTGTGATAATTGTAATGATCCCAGTATTCCTTTAGAAAATCAATATCTTCAAGATTGTACTTCTTATGGTTGTCATATTACTGAATCAAATCCTAAAGGAGCAGGATTATATTAATTATTGTTTCCATCTATTTTTACAATCTAAGCAAGTAATAAATTGCGTCATAGGTTCATCAGCGGACCTTGTTTGTACTTCATAATATGAGCATGATCTACTATAACATTTTCTACATTTAAATTGATCTGTCATAGCTTCAGGTTTAAGTTTATATTTAAGTTCATCAACTTTAGATTTTTTATCCATTAATTCTTTCCAATTTTCAGGAAATATATCATAAACAGATAATTTAGCAATATTATTTGGATTAATTTTTTCTTGTAAGATATTATTTAAAAGATAATTATTTTTAATATAACTATCATTATTAAGATTTAAATAAATAGAAATGCATTTATTCATATACAAATATTTAAATACATTATCACTCCATAATCTTAAAATATTTTTAGTTTTAGAAACATCAATAACATAATTATAAATACTTTTTTCAATTATTTTGGATAGTTTAAGATTATTCAAAATATTATTAAATTTAATAACAGTTTTAATTCTTATTTCATCAGAATTATTAGAGTATTTTGTTGACATACTTTTGATATATTTAAAATATTAATATTCAAATTTTAAGTATTAATTGTAGTCATTTGTATCTGTATCTAAAAGTTCATTTTCTGAATATTTTTCTTGATAAACATCATCGTCTGATTCTAAATCTTCAGAATTATCAGTAAAAATATAATCATCATCATCAGATAATTCTTCAGTTAATAAACTATCTTCAGAATCTATATCACAATCATCAAAACCTTCATTAATTATATCGTAAAATATACCATAATCAGATACACAAAAATCACAACATTTATTATCTTTATTAAATGCTAAAATAAATATATCTCCAAATAGTAATTTAGAACTTGAGTCTTCTTCTAAGAAATTAGAAGATCCATTAGGAACAAGTTCATGTTTATTTTCAAAACCTGAATCACCATCATACCACCCGTAACATTTAATAATTCTATCTTCATATTTCCACATATATAATTCTTTAATATCTCCATTACCACTAGATACTTTATTTTTATTTAAAATATTACGGGGATTCATTGGAACTTTTAAATTTAATTCATTCATAGATCCATCTTTGTTAATACGAATAACTTTCATTTATTTTAATATTAAAAAAAACTTTAAATATTTTTTATAAGTAATAGTAAATGTATAAAGAAAATAATGATTTTGATAAAAGATTTAAAGAATCTGAAAATATTAAAAAAAAATATCCAAACAGAATACCTGTAATAGTAGAAAAATTTAATAAGTGTAAAAATATTGAAGAAATAGATAAAAATAAATATCTAGTTCCAGATGATTTAACATTAGGACAATTTATATTTGTTATAAGAAAAAGATTAAAATTATCACCTGACAAAGCAATATTTCTTTTTGTTAATAATAAAATGATACCTTCATATACTTTAATGGAAAAGGTATATGAAAATGAGAAAGATGATGATAATTTCTTATATATGTGTTATAGTGGTGAAAATACATTCGGTTAAAGAATTTACCATTTAAAAATTTATAAATAATTAAATAAAATGGATCTAATGAATATAGGATATTCAATAATTTTAATTAATAATAAGAATAATTATTTTTATGATATTAAGAATAATTTAAGTCTTAAAGAAAAATATATAAATTTATATAATCTTGAAAAAAAAGGATTATATAAATCATTTTATAAAAACAATATTTTAATTATTTCAAATGAGATAACAACTAATTTTTATAAAATTACAGAAAAAGAAATTATTAATAAAGATAATTATTTAATCATACGAAGAGAAAAAAAATTAATATCTTCTTTTCAAATAATTTTCCCTGATTATGAAGAAGATTATATATTATATGAGAATTCAGTTAATGATATTATAATTAATTTAAGAATTTATAAAACATATTTTGAGTTAGAATATATTACAGATGATTTAAATAAATTTAATAATTTAGAAAAATAATAATTTTTTTATAATCTATTATAATATATATGAAACTTGAATATATAATATTATTTGCTTTACTATTAATAATTGGTTCTCAATTAATTATGAAAAATACAAATATGAATGGTGTTAAAAAAGATAAATTAACAACCGAATTAGGTGATTTTCCTAGACCTGAATTTAGTAGAGGATATCAACAATTATCAAAAAATAGGTCAATAGATCCTTTATATAATCGTAAATTAGATAAGATAGATGAATCCAAGGTAAATATTATTAGAAGTAGTAATGTTGAAAATGATAAAAATCCAATATATTATAAACCTGAGTTTTATAAAAAAGATTTTACTTCACCAAATCCTATAGGTTCAACAGAATATTCATTTGCTGATTTTGATTCTAATAAAACTACAAATGCATGGACAGATAATAATATTTCGCAACATCCTACTTTTTATAGAAGTGAAATAACAAATGAAAAAACTAATATAGGTAAATTTTTTGATAAAAGTAATATGTTTCATGATAAAACTTCTGTATATTCTACTAATAATTTACCAGATAGGTGTTTCTTAGATAAGAATGATTCTGTTGTTTGTAATTTTAATGATAGATTACAGAATATTCCACCAAGTTTAATTGATCGTAATCATAAGAAAGATTTTTTGAATAGAATAGGAGACAATAATATAGGATTATATAAAGAAGTTGATGATGCACGTATAGATACTATTTCTGGAAATACTTATACTACATATGAATATAGTGATGAAAAAGAAATGAATGGTGCTGAAGTATTTAAAGGTGTTTTAGGAAGTTCTGAATCAAATGAATCTTATTTAAATCTAAATGATATTAATTCTGTAAAAAATGTTGCTATATAATATATGAAAACATTTCATAATAATCGTAGTCATAATTTAACAAGTTATTTAGAAAAATTTGGTTGGAAAGAAGTTGATGAAAATACTCCTTCTGATTTTTCTTTGCATAGTGGTGAAAATATTCAATCAAAGATAAGAGTTTGGCCAAAACCATTCTGGCATATGGTTGATAATTTATGGTTATGGCATAGTTTATTAAGAGAATTAAAATTAGAACATCTTGCTCCTGATACAATTTTAGATTGGGATAAAAAACTTTTAGATAAATCAGATTTTAAAAATGATATTTGGTTTTTCAAGAATATATTTGGTGTTCATGGAAAAGGAATAAATTTATTTTCTAATTTTCAAGAATATTCAAAATTTCTTAGTGAATATAATGAAGGCGTTAAAAATCTTCAGGGGGCATGTTTAAATGAAGAATTATATTTAAGTTATGTTTTACAAAAATGTATTTTTAATTCTCATTTAATTAAAGGTAGAAAGTATATATTAAGAGTTTATACTCTTACAAAAGGTGACGGATCAACTTATATCTATAATGATTGTTTTTATTATACCGCATTATTTCCTAAAAAATATGATTATAAAGATTGTTATATTGGGAAAAATAATAAAGTATATCCTACAACTATAAAAAATAAAACTGGTAAAACGTTTATTCCTAAAGAACAAATGAGAGTTAATGTTCATGTATCTCATTGGCATCCAGAAAGAGAAGGTAAATTTAATATTGTTGATAATCGTATTATGGGAATATTATCAGAATTACCCCAATATAAGACAATTATGAGAAATTTATTTAAAAATACAAGAGAAATGAGTGAACTTCAAGAATATGTTCTTGATGAATATATAAATTGTAAAGATAAACCATTAGTTGCAGATTTAGATAATATATATCAAATATGGGGATCTGATTATATTGTTTTACCAGATTTATCTGTTAAATGCGTAGAAATAAATGGATTTCCTAATTTATCACATGGTGATCCATATAAAGGTAAAAAAGAAGCCAAAGTAAGACCTCATGAAATAAGATTTAGAAAAAATGGTTTTGATAGAGATTTAATGAGAATATTAGGATTTGATTTAGAGAATAAAGGTAATTCTCCAAATAATTGGGTTAAATTAAATGATGATAATTTAGATACACCTATAAATCAATTATTTTTACAAAAAACTAAAAGTAATACACAAAAGAAAAATACTAAAAGAAAGAAAAGTAAACATAAAAAAACTTCTAAGAAAAAACAAAATTAGGATTTAATTCAAGATTGTATTTTTGACACCATAATTTTGCAGAGTTAATTTGTTTATTGGTAGGTTTATTTTGTATATTTCTATTATCTTTAACTATTTTTAATACTTCATTAATATTTCTTTTTTGATTTTCAATAAATTGTATATTAAATTTATTTATTTCATTTAAAAATGTTTCTGGAACAAATAAATTAAATAAATTTAAATTGTCATAAACTTTTATCATTAAATTACTTATATCTTTATTTAATCCTAAAAATCCTTTACAAACAATATATTTTTCTGAATTAGATAAGCGACTTGTATCTGGTTTATAAAAATATATTTCTGAATATTGAAGGTAAAGAATATATAATAATTGAATTGTTTTGAGATTTAATAAATCAAAAACTTTTATAATAAATGTTCCATTTAATTCTTGTACATGTAATGCTATAAATATTTCACAGAATAATAATTTAATACAATTATTTTCTTGTTCATTATAATTTTCTGAAAAATCAAAACCACCATCAGATGTAACTAAATAACATTTTTCTTTATGAGATTTTATGTAATCTAGTGCGTTAGATAATTTATAAATATCACCTGTTTTATCAGTACCATATTTGATATTGTTTTTAGGATTTTTAAGAATATTAGAATTCCAATAAGGTATTTTTCTATCATTTGATATTAAAGTAATACCATAAATAGTATTAATATTAATATTTTTTTTATTATAAATATCGTGAATAGATTGAATAAATCCACCAGGTCCTTCGGCAATACATGAAAAAATTTTATCATTTTGAAACAAATTAAATTCATAAATTATTTCTAATATTTTAAAATATGATCTAGATATAGGTAATACTAAACAAATATTTTTTTGAGTATTGCTTGATGTATAAATGTATTCAAACTCATTATGATATTTTTTAGCAAGTTCCCATTTTTTAAGATTACAATTATCGATTTTACATTTAGTTTGATGTAATGAATTAATTAAACTATAATTTTTTAAAAAATTAGATTTATCATTTGTATTAATTATCTTTTCATGATTAGATAATTTATATATTTTCATAAATATAATTTATATAATTCTTTTAAATTATTTTAAATATATATTATTATAAATGGTAAAAAATAATAGAACAAAAAAAAATATTAAAAGAGGTGGAACAATTTCCCCACTTATTGCAATCCCTTTAACAGTAGCTGGATTTATAGCAGTGATTTATTTTTTAAAAAGAACAGTATTAGATGTTAAGAATGAATTAGTTCAAGATTTAAATACTGTCAAGGACGATTTAATTCAAGATTTTAATACTGCCGCGATAGATGTAAATACAATGGTAGATGATAAACTTGCCACAGCACAAAGATTTGGTAATCAAACAATTAAAAATACTGTCCCAAAATTATTACAAAATTCTGAAGAAATGAAAAAATTAGAAGAAGCTGATGATTTAGAAAAAAGAATTAATGAATTATACAATAAAGTTATGGGAGGATTAAGGAGTGATATTTCAGAAATACCTTATGATAGAGAATTAAATATAAAAACAAAAACTAATACTTGTATGAATGCTCCAGATAGAATAGCGTGTTTGAATAAATTAATGACTGATGTGCAAAGATTACAAAGAGATTTTGGACATAGAATCAATGAAAGAGATATAGTAAAAGGTAAGGAATCGGTTAAAAAATCACATTTTTGGCAAAAAAAAAAGAAGATGACTCAACTCAACACTAATTTAGCAAGTGCAGATGATGATGAAGAAACAAAAGAAGCCAAATTACAAGCATTTATTCAAAGTCATGCAGTTAATACAGGGGTTCTAAGCAAAGCTAATCAACAGACTTTCGGTAGAACAAAAAGAAGAAGAACAAAGAAAGGAAATAAACACAAGAAAAAAAATAAAACAAAAGCAAAAGATAAAAGATTAAATAAATCCAAAGTAGATAAATAAATTAAACTTTCTGAAAGATAAAATAATTATTAAATGATGATAATAATCTTAACATTTCACAACCTAATTTGTTAATAGAACCATCTTTATTAAAAGTAGTATTATCTAGTAGATTTAATGCTTCCGAATATATACCATCTTTTTGTAAATCATAATCATCATCTTTTATTTCTGGTAGATGTTGAATAACTTTCTCAAAATCTCCAAATCCTTCAGTAATATTTGTTGATTTAAAAATATGCGAATATTTCTTTTTAACAGAAGGTGATACTAATTTAAATCCATTTTCTTCCATGTATTTTCTAAGAAAATCAAAATTTACTAAATATTCAGGTATTTCTTGTCCAATAGATTCCATATAAACATCTATTGTTTGTCCAAACATTTTATCTAAATTTTCTGGATCTTCTGTAAATTCAAAGTCTTCTATATCATATTTTTTCTTAATAGAGTAGATTAAATTACCTTCTTTATCTCTGAATTCAATATCACCTTCTTTTAATTTATTAAATATTTTTTTACCATCATAGCAACACCCAATAAAATATCCTTTTGGTGCAATATTATCTTTTATATTTTTCATAAATCCTTCAAAAGTAGAATTATCCTCAAAATAGTAATGAAGAGTAAATTGACTACTAATCATATTAAATTTTTTGAGAGCAAGGTTATTATATTTTTTCTGAATATTTTTATATTCTTTTGGTACAGGTCTTTTAAGATTATATAAGATATTTAACATCATTTCAGAATGTTTAATTTGTTTTTCCATTTTTTCAGAATCTAAATCAGTATAACAATCAACATTAGATATATTTTGACTTGTATCACCTACTAAGAATACAGCAGGTGGTTTATCTTTTCTTTGATTATAATATCTTTCACATGCTTCTTCAACATTACTTGAAATATCAATCCCTAATATAAATTTAGCATTAGTATCTCTATGAATATATTTATTAATATCTCCTCCACGACCAATTGATAAATCTAATATATTAATTTTATCTTTAAAAGAACTACCTACGCCAGTAATTAGTTTTGTTTTAATATAATTATGAAATTTTCTTAATGGTTCTGTTACTGAAGAATTATTTTCAGAAACATAATATTTTGTAGTATCTTCTTTTAATAATTCTTTAAAATCTTTTAATGGAACTTTATTTCTTATAAGTTTGGTTGTAACTGGATATTTAATAGTTGACCAAACAGAATTAGCAATTGTAAAGAATTGAGGGACTTTAGGAAACTTATCATCTCTAATTCTGAGAGGTTGCCAGATCATATGGTTTTCTGCATTTGGGACAAATTTCATTTCAACTAAATCATCTTCCATAATTTCTCTAGAATCTCTTTCACAGATAACTTTTTTAATACCAGGATCAATAGGGACATTAGTAGTATAGAGTATTCTATCATCATCAGGAGAGAATGGAATAATTTTGCCTTTTTCTTCAATAACATCATCTAAGATTCTCATACAAAAGTCTATTTTTTTATCTTCTCTTTTATCATATCCTACAAATAGTTGTAATTGTTTATATTTACCTAAATATTCACTTCCATCGGGATTTTTTATAGTATGAGTTACTATTTTATCAACTAATTTCTTCCCGACTTTTTCTTTAACATATTTTACTTGAAAATCTATTGTATTTTCTTCAGGAGGTTTCCATTTAAAATTTTGTTCCCATTTACCACCGATATAATCAGGTGTTTCAATATTATTTTTACTTTTAACAGGATTAAACATTGGTATGAATATCAATCCATCAATTCTGTATCTAAGTGAATGATTATCTTCTTTTGTAAGAATATTATTACATTTAGATAATATTAATTTACAATCTGATAAATATTTATCAGAACCAAATTCTTCTTTAGATCCAAATTTACCAAATTCATATTTTTTGATATCAATGTCAACACTAAATTCATCAGACACCATTGAAGAAATAGATGTTGATTTAAAACCTTGAATTAAATTATATCTTGATTCCGTTTTCTTTGAAGATGTATGAAATGGTAATTTATGAACATAATTAATTAATGCTCCACTAATTATATAATATATATCAAATATCATAAATAGTTTTATATCATTATTATCGGCATCTTTTGTGATATATTCTCCATCAAATATATAATCTTTGTTTAAATCAGGAAAATCTACTCCTGTATCTATAACATTTTTTTTACTATTAATTAAATATCCATGATTATCTTTTACGTACATAATATATCTATCACCATCAGCTTTATCTGTAACAGCATATTTAAGTAATATAGAATTAGGATTATCAGGATTAACATCATTAAGAGTTAATGTGACAGGTTGAGGTAATTGGAGTTTAACATCTCTTAATGCTACTTTTTGATTTGTTAAATTTTTATAAGATTGTAAAATATCTATTTTTTCAGTATTAGATAGAATATATTGTGAATCATATATTAGACTTAAAATATAATAAATATGTTCTTCAAAGAATTGAAATAATTTATCAGATAATAAATCATGATCTAAAACAAGTGGTTTAGAAGTTTTTTTTGCCCATTCAGGTAATTTCTTACCTTTTGCACCGCCTTTTAATTCATATAATTTTTTTTCTTCTTCAAATTCTTGAATAACTTCTTCATATTCTTTTCTTAAATCTGAATCAATATCAGGTTCTTCAAGTAAATCTTTAAACATTAGAATATTATCTTCTATATCTTTTATCTTTTCTGTTTTAGATTTTTCAACAGGTTCTTTAAAAATAGAATCTTGTTCATAAATAGACTTTTCAGGTTTAAATGGAGTAAAACTTGGATCATAATTACCATATCCTCCACTAAGAATAAAATCCATTCCTAAATCAACTGGTGATATTAATCCATAAGGATTAGGAGATTTTTTATATGGAGATACATATTCATCAAGATTTTCAGATAAATCTTTAAATAATTGTTCAATTTGTTTTGTTCCATTATCTTTTGTTTTTGAACCAATATATTCTATTTCAATTTCGTAAAATTCATTTCTATTAAGGATATTAGCATCTTTAAATGTTTTTGCTCTACTATGTTTATCAGACATTTTTACAACTGTAATATCAAATCTAAATAATTTATCATATGAAATGAAACTATATCTTTTTTTATATCTATAGTGTTTTATTTTACTCTTAAAATCTATAAGAGTTTGTTCTACTAATGGATTTTCTTTTGTTAATTCAATTTCACTTTTAATATTTAACCGATAATTATAATCATCATTATTAATTCTATAAACTATATCTGTTCCAGTATCATTTGTTTCTTTATAAAATTCTTTATTAATAAATATAAGATTATCAATATCTTCTAATGATTCAGTTTTACAATATTTCTTTATATCTTCAAGACTTGTAATAGAAATACGTATATCAGATAATCTTTTATAATTATCTTGTAATTTAATATCTAATGTAGAATCTTCAGATACAAAATCATTAATTGATTTAAGATTATCTAAGATACGCATAAATACTTGTTTATTAATATTCCTTGAGTCAAAAACACATTCTAACTCAAGATTTTCATTTTCTAATGATTTTTTTAAAAACTTAATTGTATTTGTTTTATCTAAAATAGGGGGTTTTTTTGACATTATTATAATATATTATATTATAGTTTTTTTAAATCTATTATCAAATTTTATATTTAATGATAAAAAAAATTTATTAAAAGATAAGATTAGTTAGTTTGTACAAAGTAGTTGGATATTAAGAATATCATATATTTCTTTTTTATTATATTTTTTCCCATTTGATTTAATGATATTAATATTATTTTCTTTTGCTAAATTAATAAGTTCATCAGATTTATATGATGTGATAGGTTTAAGACTTGATTTATAGATCATATTATCTTTAATATCAATATCAATAATAATTTTTAGAGTATAATGAGGATCTTTAACATCACCATGAAGTTCAAAAGGATCACTAAAGATATATGATTCTTGATCAAAATCAGGAATAATAGTTTCGGGGGTAGATTCGATCAGAGTAAAATTATTTTGAGAATATTTAATATATATAAAATCTTTATTATTAGGATGGACACCTGTTTTATATAATTTAAGAGTATCATGAAGTTGATTGCAAATTACAATATTAATTCCATAATAATCATTATAAAATAGAATTGAAGATAATTTATTTTCATGTTGTAGAGCATTACAAACATTATTTTTATTAAATTTTCTGGTATTGTAATTATAATTATCGTAATTAAGATCAAGGAAAGTAGATAATTCTAATGATTTTTTTTTTACATATTCACTTTTTTCAGACTTATCAAGAATTTGATAATTATAATCTTTAACAGATAATACTATTTCTAGAATATTTTTAGATTTTAAAACAGTTGTATTAATTTTAGTTTCATTTTCACCTTGTGTATATTGATTAATAATAATCTTATCAGCAAAATTATCAGTGTTATCTGAATAAGTTAGAAAATGTTCCATTGTTAAATAATATATTTTTATAGTCTTAAATATTATTCAAATTTATAATTTTTAGATAATGATATATATTCTTTATTTATTCCATTAAATTCATTTAATTTTATATCATTATATTCTATATTAGGAGTTTTTTTAGAATATATCTTTTTATTATCAGAATAATTAATTTCTTCAATTTTATTTTTTCCTTTTTCTAAATCATCAACATTATTACTTGAATCATTAATTAATTTATAAAGTATTTCAATCAATCCATTATCTAAAACACTTATATTAATAAAATATCCATTACTATTTTCAGTATGTTTAATTTTATAATAATTAATAAAATTAACAATTTTATTATGATTTTCTATCATATTAATATTTTCAAAAATATATTTTTTTTTATAATCGGTAGATTCCATTATAATAATTTAAGATAAATAAAAAAAAATAATTTAACACGATAAATAATTATTTAGGTTTTGCAACAATTTGGATCTTTTTATGACCATATTTTACTCTACATCCCATAATAACAACATTCATTTTTTGATTTGTAGTAATAGAATTAATATCCCTTGTTGATTCATCAAAATATTCATTAGGTACCATTATAATAATTGGCGATGATTCAAAATCATTTTTTTTTGTGGATATATACCCTAAAACACCCATTTTATTAACTCTATCTATAATTATAGTTATTTCATCACCATCATTAAGATTAATTATATCAGCGCTATAACGAACTATATAAGTAATATAACTACTATTATTAATTGTATTTATTTTACCAAGATTTCTATTAATTAGTTTAATTGAATCTTTTACAATAAAACCATTTTCGGTACATATATCTTCATATTTATCTTTTAATTTATGTAAAACAAATCTGTCTATATCTTTATTTAAATCGCCTGAGTCTATATTAAGACTTGTTACAAGAATTTGTGTATTAGAATAAGACATAATATTATATTATATTATTATATTTTTAAATCAAATTTTTTATTTTTTAGCATCTCTTTTAAAATTCATTAATCTGTATAAATCATTTCTAATATAAAATTCTCTAGATTTTAGTAACATTTCTACTATTACTGCTAATGTTTCTTGTTTGAAATAAGTTTTAAAATTAATAGAATCTCTATTAAATTTAATTTTATTTTTTTTTTTAGAATAAAGTTCATTAATAATTTTAATAATATCATCTATTTTATATCCTGTTTTGGTATTATATAACATAACTCCATGAGGACTCTTCTCAAGATTTATAAATTTTAATACCATATCATCATTTTTAGTAAATGTAAAACCATGATATTTTTCACTTTTAATAGATTTATAATCTTCTAATTTTTCAGGGATTTTAGAATCATTATTAATTATTCCTGATATACCATTAAATTTAAAAATTTTCTTTAATGTAACAATATTAACTTTCTCATAAATAGGATTAAAATTAGATTTTTCATCTGATAATACAAATAATCTCTCATTTTTATATTTTTTTGTAAAAAAGTAATATTTTTTAATATGTTTAAATATATCTAAATCTTTTTTATCTGTAAATCTTTCTTTTATTACTTTAATATCTAAATCATTAATAATAATTTCCTTTAATGATTTATCTGTTGTTAAATAATTAAAAACTTTTTTAGATACATTAATATGCGGTTGTTTTAAATAAATATCATAGAATTTTGTTATATCACTTGTTTTATCACCATAATCCATAGTATTATTCATTATTAAATATCCAATCGGAATAATTTCATCATCATCATCATCGCCTTCTAATATTTTATAATTACCAACTTCATCAATATAAACAAAATTTAATCTTAGATAATCATAAATTACACGGTGAAAATTAATACTAGTTTCAGATACTTCTTTTTTAATAAATGTTTCAAAATTATTAATTAATTCTCTAAATAGTACATGCTTTTCACCTTTATCATTAATACCCTCATGAAGATTATCAATTATATAATATAATAAATTAGTTTTAATTTTTTTTATATTTTCATCTGGTTTATCTATATTTTCATAATAATCAATATCTGGTCCAGAAATATATTTCTTAACCTTTTCATCTAAAATTAATTCTAAAAGTCCAAAAGTATGTGAATATCTTTTATATTTAGGATTAACAATCTTTTTAGAATTGTTAATATTTTCTATAAATTTTTCTATAATTTCATATATACTTTTACAATATTCTGGTTCATCATCACCGCTATCATTAATGTATTCAGTATAATCTTTATAAAATTCATTAATATTTTTTTCTTTTATATCAGTATCTATATTATTCATACGATAATATAAAGGTATATTTGTATTTTCATTGATAGGTTGAAATATATAATATTCACCTTTACAAATCAAATATCCCATTTTACCATTTTTATTTATAATACTTTGTCTTTTATCAACAATATTTTGTAATGTATAATTTATTATATCTCTATCATATCTACCTCTAATATTTCCGTCAATTATTTCTGAAGGATATTGATTATCAATATTATCTTTTAAATCATCAAAAGTATAAACTCCTAAATTACTAGTATAGTATTGTGATTTAATAAATTTAGTTAATTTATCAATAACATTGTTTAGTAAATCATAATTTATTGTAGATTTATCATAATTTTCAGGAGGTTTATAAACTTCAGTTGAACAACCTATATTACAATCAATTTGGTATGAACATATTTTAGTATAAGGTTCATCACTAGGTTTTTTTTTACATTTTAAAACAATACCTTTACTACTTACTTGTGGAGTATCTAATTCTATTTCTTTAACATCATCCTCACTAATATGATTAATACCTTTATTTAAAATACAATCAATTGCATTATTTTTTAAAATAGTTTCAACTTTACCTATTTCTTTTGCTTTTCTTTCAGCTTCTTTATATAAATATATATCTATAGATTCTTTTTCTTCTAAATATCCCGCATGTAAATAAACCATAACATTTCTTTTTTCTTTAATTAAATCATTATGACTACAAAAACGAATACCGCGACCAATAATTTGTTCAATTTTATTTAAATTATACCATGGCTCAAGAATATGAACTTCTCTAATTCTTTTAAAATCTAATCCTTCAGCAACAGTTGATGAACCTATGATTACTTTTACAATTTCACCACTAATATTTTTATCAGATCTTAAAGCATCAATTTCTTTAGATTTACTAAATGATAATTCTTGACTTGATGTTAATAAAATATAACTTGCTGGATTACTTGATTTCTTTTCAGATACTCTACCATTTTCACCAATATATTTTTGTTTATCTTTTTCTCCTGAATAAACATTATTATCATTATATCTTTTAATACCTAATCTTTCTAATGCTAAGGCAATAGGAATACAACCATATTCAAGATATTCTGAAAATATAAAAATAATACCTTCTGAGTTTAATATACAATTTAATATATTATGAATTTTAATTGAATAATCTTGTAATTTATCGATTTGTAAAAAATCTTCTTTAGAATCTTTATATGAATACATCATTCTCCCTGATTTTTTTTGTTTATTAAAAGTATCTAGTAAAGTTTCATTAGGATAAAATATATTTGAGAATTGTCTTAATTTCATTTGATCCATTAATTGTATTCTTGTTTGACCTTCTTCAATAATTTCATTTATTAATATATCATTCTTCTTAAATTGTGGACCTACATATTGATTAAAAAATAATTTACTAAATTCAATTGCATTAACAATATCAGTATTAAAAATAGTTTTTGAAGGATATTTAATTATATTTTTAGGATCAAAACAATTTTCTCTAAATTCATAAGTAGGATCAATAATATCACAAGGATGTAATCTAATAGGAAATGATTGTGGATTTTCACCTCTTAAATAAGAAATATATCCTCTTGATTTATTTATTAATAATTCTTCATTAATAATTCCATCTTTAAAGATTTCTTGTTCGGTGATTTCTTCACGACCATCATTTTTTAAAAGAATATTAATAAACCATAATATTTCTTTTGCTTCATTAAACATAGGTGTTGCTGATAATAATAATAATCTTAAATTATTTGCATTCTCAACTATATCATTTATCATATTTAAAGATTCTTTTTTATTTCTAGCATCCTCTGAATCACCATCTGACTCAGATCTTAAATTATGAACTTCATCTATTATTAAAACTCTATTAGAGAATATTTGTTTAATGATATTTTTTTTTTGTTTTTCTTTTTCTATAATAAATTTATCTCTTTCTTCAGTTGTCATTGTAAGAATATTAGGTTTTCTTATTTTAGAATTAACCATTTTATTTACCTTATTAGCAAATTCTCTATATCCAAAGAATTGATAATATTTATTTATCATTTTATTAATCTTAATTGATTTGTTAGAAACTTCATTAAAGGTTACATTTTTTTCATTAAATTCTTCAACATATGTATTTCCAGTACATTGATATACTCCTTTTGTTATATCAAAAATATTTCTTCTCCATCCTTCTTCAACATTCTGATTAGGGACTAAAACAATTATTCTCTTATCAATATCACCTTTATCACCTTTTCTTCCATAAATATCTTTAAAATTTTCAGCAATAGTTACTGCAGAACATGTTTTACCAGTTCCTACACCGTGATATAATAATAATCCTTTATAAGGAGTTTTATTATTCATAAAGTTTTTTAAAAATATTTGATGATTACCTAATTCAAAATCAAAATCTTTCTTATCAGATTTTTTAGAAAGATCTCCACAAGGATTTGTATTTAAATTAAATTCATTACGATTATAATTAAATTCTTGTTTATCAGTTATCATTTTGATAAAATTAGTATTATTATAATCAGGATATGAATTATAATTAGGATCTATATCATTAGAATCTGATATTTCATCTATTTGTCTTTTAATACTTTTAAGTTTGTCAAAATTTTCTTTTGATTCATCATTTAAATAATCAATTTTCGTATCTGAATATGCTTTATATAAAGTTGCTGACATTTATATATTATATTATTATATATTTTTAATATTATCCGTATCAATATTTTCAATAAAATCAAAGAATTTATTAATCACATTAATTTTAGAATAACTATAATTTCTAATCTTTTCTAAGCATTCTTTTTTATTAACCCATTTAATACTATTAACTTCTAAAACTTGATTTTTATTTTTTGGATCTATTTTAAGATCTATATAATTATTTACTTTTGCTATATAATAAATATGTTTATAATTAACATTATTAATTCCACTATATTCTTCTGATAATGGAACTATATTATGAATAATTTTATACATATCTTGAGATATATTAGTTTCTTCCTGAAATTCTCTTATAGCACAATCTTTATTTTGTTCTCTATTACTTCTTCTACCTTTTGGTATTTCCCATTCATTTTCTTTATAATTATTATCATATAATTTTATAAATTCTAAGAAATCTTTTTTTAAGATATTAAAATTAATTTTACTTTGAGTATATTCTCTTTTAATTCTTTGGTTAATAGTATCAAAATTTACCCAAAGATTATTCCAAAGAGTATCAAAATCATTTTCTAATAATATTTTTTTTTCATTAATACTCATTCTACTAAATAATAAATGAATATATGATCTAGAATTAATATTATATTTACCTCTTAAAAATTCAATATAAGATATAGAATTCTTCCTTTCTATTAAAACTATCTTAATATCATTTTTATCAGTATCATCATAAAGAATTATTCCATAACTTAAAATAGGATATCTACAATCTCTATAATAATGACCAAAATTACCGCAATTATTACAATATTTTTCCATACTCTAATTGTTAAAATCTTTTTAAATAAAATGTATAATTAATAATATATGCATCCAGAAATATGGGGACCTAGTGGTTGGTTATTTCTTCATACTATCACATTTAATTATCCTATTAATCCTACACAAGAGCAAAAAATAAAACATAAAGAATTATTCGAAAATTTAGTATATACTCTTCCGTGTGCAAGATGCGCTCAACATTATTCGAATAATCTTAAAATATATCCATTAGATGAAGCATTAAAAAAAAAAGATACATTAATTAATTGGTTAATTGATATTCACAATGAAGTAAATAAAAAAAATGGTAAAAGAGTTTACTCTTATGAAGAAGTTAGACAAATTTATAAAGATATGTTTTCTATGAAAAATAAACAACTTAATTGGAATACAATATTAATCATTATAATAATTATTTTAATAATTTATTTTGTTTATAAAGAATATTATTAAATTATCTTTTTTTAGATTTATTTCTTTTAGATCTTTTAGATCTTTTTTTAGTTTTTTGTTTTTTTCTCCTAGATCTTTTTTTAGATTTACGTTTTCCTCCTCTTTGACCAGGAAGCGTCCCAAAATCATGCTGCCATATACGAGGTGGTCTATCCGATGCCGTGGAGTTAAGGCGGTACTGTTCTAGTTCGGTATTTTCTCTATTAAAGTCATTATTTAATTTTTCAAATTCTGCTGATTCTGCTGATTCTGTTCTTAACTTCTTCTTCTCACATTCTTTTAATTCATTCTTACATTTATTTAAATTAGATAAATTTTCAGATGATCCCAATCCATCTTCTGATAATAATTTATCTTGTTTATTACTTGAAAAAATTCCCCCATATTTATTTACATAGATTTTTTTTTAAAGAATATTATTAAAATTTTTATCTCAATTTAAAATAAATGCCAAGAATAAAAAAATTAATTGTTGAAAAAGTTTTATCTGATGAAGAAATGAAACCTTTAAAAGGTACATTTATAGATGAATCATTTATGAAATATCCTTTAATCCAAAACAATATTGATGTTTATTATAAAGATGAAAATGGTCAAGAAAAATTATTATTAAAATTTAGAAAGAAATGTCTAACAGATAATGAAATTAAATTAGGATGGAATTCTTATAAAGATTTAGCAAAACCAAGTAGAGGGAGAGGTGCCAGTGCTGGTCCAGTTGATCCTGAAAATATTTATTGGAAAAAAAGAAAATTACATAAAACAAATAAATGGTCTACAAGTTATTTAAAACCTGATGGAACACCTTCTAAAATGAGAGTAAATAATCAAGTATTTTCAACTCCTATAGGATTTTATGCAGATATGAAAAATATGAATTCTGATTTACCTTGTAGATTAACTCATTTTACAAGAACAAATTTTGAAAAATATAATGAAGGAATTCCGTTTATTCAGAAAATAGATTCATTATATAAAAAATTAATACCACAATGCCATTGTAATCAATTAGAAAGAGCGAATTTAAAACCACATTTAAAGATCCCAAAAACTTGTTTTTCTACAGTTACAATGAATCGTAATTTTAGAACAGCATTACATAAAGATGCTGGTGATTATTCAAAAGGATTTGGTAATTTAACAGTCATAGAAAGAGGAAAATATCATGGAGGTTATACTATTCTACCACAATTTGGAGTTGCTGTAGATGTAAGAAATAATGATTTTTTAGCAATGGACGTTCATCAATGGCATAGTAATACAGAAATATATGAAACTGATGAAGATAAAAAATATAATGAATCTATCCCTAAAGCATATCATGATAATATTGAAGTAGGAACAATTGGTATTGAGAAATTATATACTAGATTAACATTTGTTTGTTATTTAAGAGAAAATTTAGTAAATTGTCCAGATGAAATTAATCCGGTATATTTAACAAAATCCGGACACAGTAAAATTAAAGTTTAAGTAAAATATATAAAAATAATTTCATTTATTTAAGAAATATGGAAGAATCTAAAGAAATTATTAAATCAGAAGGAAAAATAATAGATAATGAACCAAATGTTTCAATTATAGTTTTAATGAATGAATATCCCGAATTTATAGAATTATTTAAGAATATTTATAATTCTATTGATTATCCGCAAGAAAAATTAGAATGGATTATTATTGATGATTCGAATGAATCTAATATTGATCTATTTCCTCTTGAGGAAAATTTATTATATTTTCATATGGATGATCCTAAATCATATTTAGAAAAAATTACATTTAAAGATGAACCTCAACAATCAAACAATCCTATGGATCAAGTAGATAAACCAGAAATGAAACGGGAAGATATGAATACAAGAAATTATTTTTTTAAAACAAGTACATTACCGAATGGATTTAAAAGAGATTATGGGACAGGATTATCTTCTCATGATTATATCTTACATTTAGATATAGATTGTTATTATAATCCTAAAGTATTGAAAAGAAAATTAAAATTTTTACAAAGAAGTAGATTAGAATGTATTTTTTGCGATTCAATGTTATGTGGATTTAATGATAAAATTTACAAAACAGAAAATATGTTAAGGGCATTTGAAGGAACATTATTACATACTAGAGAATTTTGGAAAAGAAGTGGATTTAAATGGGAAGATATAATTAATGAAGGTGATGCATTCCATTATAATAATGGTAATGATAGAAAAATGGAAAATTATTATGATTGTATTAAATTAATAAGTCCTCATAATGTTAATAATTATAATTATAAAGAAGTAAAAATAGATGGTAAAACTTTTGATTATCCAGAAATATTTAATTCAATTAAGATTAAAGAAAATAATATTCAATTTAAGTTAAAAAAATTTTTTAAAGATAATAAATTAAATTTATTAGGATTAAATTCAAAAGTCATTGATAATTTTAAAGATCATGAAAAAGAAAATATTTTAATTGATAAGAAAGAAAAAGAAAAAGTTATTTTAAAGAATATTAAAGAATTTAATAAAGATTTCAATATATTATTATTTAATTATAAAACTGAAATTTGGACAATTTTTAAGGAAATTAATTTTGATATAATTTTATATGAAACTGATAAAAATTTTTCATCAATGAAAGAAATTTTAGAAAAAAATAATTATATTTATTATGAAAATTTATTTATTAATAATAATTTTTTAATTAATTAAATTATATTTTTTTTCTAAACTATATTATAAAAAAATGGATATGGCTAAAAATGTTTCATCTAAAGTTAATATTTTTTTGAATCAGTCAATGGTTCAGATGTCTATTGTTGGATCTGTTCTGTTCTTTATTCTTGCAAGTCCTACTGTTTTTTCTTTAGTCGACAGAATCACTCAAAGAGTCGGTAAATCTGTTGGTGTAGATATTAGATTGAACAGTAATATGCTTTTATTTGTTCATGCCCTTGTTTTTGGAGTATTGTTTTATTTATCGGTAACATTTATTCTCGAACCTCTTCTTAAAAGATAATTAATCATACTTTTTAATAATGAATAAAATATTTAAAAAATAAATATTATCTAATTGTATAAATGAGTTTAGATAGTATTAATAATGATAATCTTAATTTTCTTTGTTTAATAGAAGAAAATAATAAATATAAAGTAATTGACAATAAATTGATTGATGATACAGATAATTTTCATGATGTAAATTCTCCTAATATAGAGTATACTATAATAAATACATTACTATTAGCATTACATAGTAATTGTAAAACACTATCTGAAAAAAGAAAAATTCTTGAAAAGATTAATATTAGTTTAACAAATATTTATGAAAATGAATTTTTAAATTTAATTATTCAAAAATCTAAGTATTTTAGTGATAGTCTTAATAAAATTGATGAATTATATGATTATAATATTGAAAAATTTAGAAATAATAAATGTAATTTATTTTGGATAAATTTTAATATTAATTTTAATAGATTTTTAAATCATACGATTTATACATGTAAAACTATTCATTATACAACAATGAAAATAAATGGTATGATTACAAGCGATGATGATGATGATGAAGTAGAAGAAGATAGTGATGAAAGTTATGAAGAATTAAATTTAGAATCATCAGATGAAGATAATGAAAAAAAAACTAATTAATAAGGAATATATCTTAATTCATTATAAGGATATAATTCTACTTTATAATCATCTGAAGATCCAGATATATTTATAGTATCACCATTATTAATTTCAGAACAACCATGAGTATCTATACAATTTCTATTCTTTTGTATAGGAATCTTTGTTGATAAGTGAGAATCTAATGCTGTATAATAATTCCATAATGAAGATCCACGATATGTTTGTCTACCAAACAATGGTTTAATGTTATTTGGATCTGATACAGAAGTTAAAAACCCTACTTGATCATAATTTGGTGGTTCACCTCTTGTTCTAATATTTATTGGGGCACCTTTATTAAAATATTTTCTCCCAGGTTCTTCTAATAAATCTCTTGAATCAGTATCAACATTTATAATAATATTTTCTTTTTCTCTTATATCTTCTTTTTTCTCAGGTATATTTGTACGATTATATAAATAATATAATACAAACCCTACAATTAAAAATATCAATAATAAATTAAAAATATTATCTTCATCAAAACAGAATGTATTAGGTGGACAATATTTCCTTGGCATATATATATTATAAAATATAATATTTAAAGTTTTTTTTTAAAATAGTATTATAGATAATATGAAACTTAACTTAATATATTGTAAAAATATTAATAATCATATTGGATTTAATGGAGATTTATTATATAACATCCCTGAAGATATGAAATATTTTAAAAAAATTACTTCACAAGAATATATTAAAGGTAGTAAAAATGTTGTAATTATGGGATATAAAACATGGATGTCTATTCCTGATAAATATAAACCATTATCAGATAGAATTAATATAATAATTTCTAAAAATCATTTTAATGAAATGAAGTTTGAAGATGAAAATATCAAAGTATTTAATGATTTTAATTTCTGTTATGAATATTTAAAACAAGAAGAAAATAATGGCAATTTATTAGGAGAAAAATTTATTATTGGTGGATCTCAACTATATAATCATGTTTTTGATAATTATTTAGGATTTATTAATAAAATATATGAAACACATATTAACCATAGTTGTATGAAACAATTACATTATTCTAATAATTTGGAAGATAATTATTCTGGAATAAATTTTAGCATTCAAACATTTAATATGTTTAAATTAATTAATAAAATGTATTGTGATAACCATGAAATTAAAATAATTAATTCAAAAGAAACTCTTCATGGTGTTCATTATAATTTATATCAGAATGAAAAATATATTAATCATGATGAAAATCAATATTTAAATCTAATGAAAAATATTCTTTATAAAAATAATATTAAAGATTCAAGAAATTCAAAAGTTATTTCTCAATTTGGTGAAAAAATGATATTTGATCTTAGAAAAGGTTTTCCTCTTTTAACTACTAAAAGAATGCCATTTAAAACTATTCTTAAAGAACTTTTATGGTTTGTTAAAGGATCAACATCAAATACAGAACTTAATGAAAAAAATGTTCATATTTGGGATCAAAATGCTTCTAAAGAGTTTCTTGAATCAAGAGGTTTAAAATATGAAGAAAATGATTTAGGACCTGTATATGGTTTTCAATGGAGGCATTTCGGTGCAGAATATATTAATAAAGATTGTTCTTATAATAAATTAGGAATCGATCAACTTCAAAACGTAATTGATTTAATTAAAAATGATCCAACTAGTAGAAGAATAATCTTATCAGCATGGAATCCTATCGATTTGGATAAAATGGCACTACCACCATGTCACGTAATGATACAATTTTCTATTGATAAAGAGTTTCTTGATGCCCAAATGTATCAGAGATCAGGCGATATGTTTTTAGGAGTACCATTTAATATTGCAAGTTATTCTTTATTAATGCATATTATTGGTTCTATTACTGGATATACACCAAGATATTTTCATCATGTATTAGGTGATGCTCATATTTATATGAATCACATAGATGCTATAGGCGAACAAACATTTAGAATTCCTAATGATTTTCCTAAATTATCATTAACAAAACCAATTACAGATATTAATGATATTGATGAAAATATATTTAAATTAGAAAATTATAATCATTATCCTACAATTAAGGCAGAAATGATTGCTTAAAATAATTTTGTTCTTATATTTTATAAATTATTTCAGTTATGATTATTATATAATATATAATATACAATATGTCTAATAGTAAAACTAAAAAAAATTATAAAAAGCAAAATCTTAATGATTATGGTTGTCAAATACTAAAACAAGTAAGAATATATAGACATGGTCAAGCAGAACATAATTTAGAAGATCCTAAGGGTAAAATATTACCTAATGGAAAACATGCCAGTAAAAGTTTTATTAAAGATTCATTATTAACAGATAATGGTAAAAAAGATGCTGAATCTATTGACTTAAATTGGTTGAAAAATTCTAAATCTAAAATTGTTTTTGTTTCTCCATTAAAAAGAACATTACAAACAGCAACTATTGCAGTTGAAGCAAATAAAATAAATTCAAAAATTCTATCATATGAAAATTTAAGAGAAGTAAATAATCATCACAAATGTAATCATCGTGATTCAATAAAAAATACCGAACAAATGTTTACAAATGTTGATTTTTCTCTTATAAAAAATCATAAAGGACCAAAATCTGGTTTAGAAATAAGAAAAGATTTTAGAGATGTTATTATGGTATTACGTAAAAGATCCAAAAAAATATTAGATTTTCTTAAAGAAAGAAATGAAACTCATATTGCAATATTTAGTCATGGAAGATTAATGTCTAGTTTATTAACTGAACTAATGAATATTAATAAAGATTATACAATAGATCCTCCTGGAAATGGTGAATATATATTATTATTATTATGTAAAGATAAAACAACTAAAAAAATTTATTGGACAATTGATACTAAAACAATGAAAAATGATAAAAATGGAAGAGGTGGTTCTTCTGAACTAAAAATATCAAAAATATTACCAAATTATGATTCATAATTAATTTTTAAATTTATACTATTTTATATAATATATAATAAATGTCATGGCCCACTTGTCCTAAATCAAAAAGAATAATAAGAATAGTTGAAGAATGTGAAAGAACTATATTTGGTGAAGAAAATCAAACATGGTCTCCTAGAACTGATTTATCACATTTAATTTTAGTAAAAAGAATTAATAAAATTTTAGAAGAAATTGGTCATAAAGAAATTATTGATAAAAAAAAAATTTATGAAAAAACAAGAATAATTGCTCACAACTTAGGTGTTAGTTTTTGGGATGAATCTGAATCTGATACTGATTCTGAAAAAGGAGATGATGAACATCATGAAGATGAACAGCATTAAAGATAAAGTCCTTTATAAACCTTAACTACATGGGGAGGTAAATGTAACATTTTTTCTTCATCTGTTGAAAATATACCATCCTTAAAATACCTTACTTGATTATAAGTTAAAGCAGCAAGATCTTCAGGTGTAATCTCTATATCATCTATCATATTACCTTCTGAATCTGCACCAGGAAAACCACCAAGACAAGGTTTTCCTTTAAACATCCAATTATTTTCTTCAGCGCAATTAATACATGGCATTATAACATTTTCTTCTTTTAATTTACCGGTATAACAACAATTTCCACATATCATTGTTTCTTTAAATTCATTTTCTTCTTCATCATCATCAGAAACAGGAAGAAGAAGATCATTATTAATATGATAATCAATTCTAAAATTATCCAGAAATTCTACTAGTTCTTTTTTAGTAGTTCCTTTAAACCCAGACTTCCCCTGGAAGTTTGGGAAATAACAATTTAATTTATTAATAAGTGCGATATTTTTGTAAACTCTTTTATCACCCCAACCTTTAATTTCTCCCCAATACTCATGTTCTTTCATAG